AAACGCTCTATAGGTTAGGGCGGCGTTTCGCGCCTTCAGGCGAAAAAACTGTCGGCGTCTCTGGCCATCAGACCGCGCTGTTTGGCTTCGCCCACAGGCATATTGTACTTTTCGGCGAAGTATTTGGGGTCAACCTCGTAGCGGTCGGCAATCATTGTCTCGTAGGCAATCTGCTGCTCTGGCGTGTAGTCCACTGCGTAGTCCCACTCAAAGCGTAGCCCATCGACATTGAAGCCGTGGCGCACCATACGCGGCAGAAGCTGATGGTTGACAATATCGCGCAGCATATCCATATCGCGCTCCACAATGTTCAGGAACACCTTCAGGTGGGTTTCGCTCTGCGAGAGGCTTGAGCCGTCCTCGATGGTCATTGTCTGGCCGATGATGAGTTTTGAGAGTTCGCGGTCGGCAAGCAGGATGCGCTTGTCGTAAACATTGTAGGCGTCGCCCTTGGCGTTCTCGATGAGTTTGATTTCGGTGCCCTCCTGCATAATGGCGTAACCCGCATTGGCCATCTGTTTGAGCATATCATCGAGTTCGTCAATCTCTTTTTCGTCGCGACTGGTGGTTGTGGCCACACGCAGCGGCATACCGAATATTTCGGCAAAGGTGTCCCAGAACGACATTGCATTCTTCTTTGGAATGGTCTGAAGCGCGGCCTTCAGGTAGAGGCCCAGCGCATCGGGAGCACCCGCCTCGATGAGCCATTCATTGTAGAGAGGTTCGCGGTAGTCGATGCCGTCTTTGATGCTGTCGCCCAAACGGCGCAGAACGCGGTGGAACTCGGGCACCACGTGCTTGCGCGGCAGAAGTGTGACGCCATCGTAAACCATTTTGCCGCCCACGTCGGCCTTGGGCTGTCCAAGTTCGACGAGCGAGTGTCCCCAGTAAACCGATTCGAGACAGTAGCGCATCAGCTGCTTGAACCATTCGGCGTTGAGCAGTTCGGTAGCATCGGGATTTTCCTTGCCGTTGGCATCAGTGAGTTTGAACGAACGCGCCAGGACATAATCGGTGCGCTGGCCGACACAACCCGACAGGTGAAGGTCAACCTCGGTGTCGCGGTAGATGTCGTAAAGCTGGCGGCGGTCGGGGTTATCGACGTTGATGGCGCGTTGCCAGGCACTGCGCCACACGCCCAAATCCTTGCGAGTGAGGGCGTCGGTTTGGCGGCGAAGTTCGATAACAGCCTTTTTCTTCAGGATTTTCTCCGGTTTGGCCGCCGTTACTTTGCGGCTGAATAAGTCTCTGATGCTCATTGTATAAAAAGTTTATAGGGTGAGAAATTTACCAGTTGTGTTGCAGTTTGGGGTCGCTGCCGTGGCGCAGAATGCCGCCGCCAGTGTAGCCGGGGTTGTCGGCGGCCAATGGCAGGTCGGGCACGACAATGCCCTTTTGCACATCGGTGAGCCAGCGGATGGCGCGTTCGTAGCGTTCCTGGCGCACCTCGGTTGCCATACGCTGCGGCAGGCTGGCGCTCAAATGGTAGAGCGCAATGTCGCACGCAATCATCACAATCTGCGGGTTGCGGTTGGTGCCGGTGGCGGCAAAAATGGCCGCAACATCGTATTTCGGGCGCAGATAGCCGCTGATTTCCTCCACGGCCTCTGTCTCCGCCGCCTCGCGGACGGCTGCGGTGGCCTGACTGATGACTGTGAGGGCTGCGGTGCCTATCACGGTCTGATAATCGTTGTCGGTGATGAAGTTCATTGGTTTACGATTTTTGATTTTTGATTTATGATTACCATTTGGAGACGGCTGAACGGCGGCCGATGCGCGGTTTGTGGTCGCGCAGGCGTGTTGATTTCTGCAGGATGAAGATTGCGCCCTCGTCGGCGTCGGGTGCGTCATCGTGCATACGGCTGCCACGCTTCAGTCCGAGTGTCTGTTCAATGCCTGTCAGCATATCGGCGTCTTTGCTCTTGGCCTCGTTGTAGAAGACAAAACCGCGCTCCCACAGCGGGCTGACAGCCTCAATGCGCTGAAGTTTCTCGGGCTTTTGGCGCTTGTCGGGCAGAAGCGGCAGCTGATAGCCGCGCTGGTTGCCCTCGGCGGTGAACTCGTCGAGAAGGATGTCCTGCATAAAGTTGGCTTCCATATAGAAGCGTATGGCGGCCACATCGCGCGTGCGCTCGTAAAGGTCATACTGCCAGCGCACCATTTCGCCCACGGTGGCCTGACGCACAAAGCAGTCGATGAGGTGCAACTGTCCGCTCTTGTTTTTGCCCCACAAGCGGCAAGCCTTGTAGTCGTTGGCCGTGGTGGAGCGGAAACTGGGGTCGGTGTAGCAGACCAGTTCGGCGTACTGGCCAAGCGGCAGCACCTTTGTCCAGCGAATCCAGTCGCGGTGGAAGATGGCACCCTCGGTAATCGGGTTGTGCATCATCTCCTTTTCCCACGCACGGTAGCCCATAAACGTCCGCGCCTCTTGCACCTCGTCGGGTGTCCATTTGTCGCGCCACACCGGAAGGCCGTCACGGTCAACGGCTTTCACCTCGCTGACGTAGACGCCCGGTGTGTCGCAGATGTTCTGCAAAACGCTTGTCTTGCTGATTAGGTTGCCAACCATTATAAAGCGGCCGCGTCCCACGTCGAGCGAGCCGAACAATGCCTCTTTCACCCACTGCGTAAGTTCGCTGACGCGATTCTCGTTGCGGCAGAGTTCGTCGTCGTCGAGGTCGTCGATGACAATGTAGTCGGGGCGGTTGCTCTTGTAGCGCAAGCCACGCGGCGACTGACCGCGGCCACGTGCAAAGAACGCCGTGTCGTCGGCGGTGACAAACTCGCCATCGGTCCACACGCCTGAGCCCTGCTGCTTGCCAAAATCGGCAATGAGCCGCTTGTTGTATTCCAGTTCGGCCTGGATGTCGGCAAGCAGCGTCTTCGCCGACTCCTCACTCTTACCCACAACCACCATCACATTGATGAGTTTCTGCGGCTGGAACTTGAGCCAAAGAGGGATGAAAATGTCGAAATGGGTTGATTTGGCGTGACCGCGCGGCCATTTGAACACGGCCTTGAGGTTGGGCGTCTCCTTCACCTTGCGGGCGGCGGCATTGTGGAACGGCGCATTATGGATGGTGCGCAGCACCTCGCCCGTAACCTTATCGCGCAGGGTCATAAAGTGCGAAAAATAATACTCGCAAAACTCGTCGTAGTGCGACAGCAGCCGACGGATGCGGCGCTGGCGTTCGGTTGGCGTCTCGTTGGCGACGTCGCGCGGAATGGTTGTGAGGTTCGACACCTCGACGCACCTCTGCCGCCACTCGGCCTGTTTCTTCAATATTTCGCTCTGGGTAGCCATTACTTGCTATATTCTGCGATGTAGAGGTCCTGGTAGTGGTTGAGTTTCTGTAGAAAATCAACGGTGATTTCGCTATCGGTATGACTGCGGTATTCGAGCCATTTGCCAAAGGCTATAAAGACATCGATAACCTCGACAATGGATGTTTTCTCGTCGAGCTGCTTGATGGTTTTGGCCAGTTTGCTGATGCGGTCGGCGGCGTTGGCGTAGAGCGCGGGGTCGTCCTCCTCGTGGAGGCGGTCGAGAATCTTGTCACAGGCAAGGAGCAGTTTGTTCACCAGTTCGGGCCGCGTGACGTTGCCAGCCTGGCGGATTTTGTCCCAGTCGCCCTCCGTCACCCATTTACTCATTGTGGTGCGGCTGACGCCCAGCAGTTCTGCAATGTCTTTCTGCGATGTGCCCTTGATGTAGAGCTCGCGCGCCTTGTTCTTCTTGGTAAGATTCTCCTGTGTTTTCGATGCCATTTAATATGCGTTTTTGAATGTTTGTGACACAAAAATGAACCGCCAACGGCGGTTGTGCCAATTTTCGCGCACGGGTTGCGCAGAGGGGCGCAAGCGTTTCACACTTTCTTGCACAGAGGCGCGGCGCTTGCCAATATTGCGGTGCAAACGCGGATTAAACCGCATTAAAACATTGTTTAAATGGCACGTGTAAGACTCACAAACAACTCACTCAACAGCTACGGAACCCGCGTTCTGACGCAGGGCATCGACACCTCACGCTACGAGGCCAACCCCATTCTATTGTATATGCACGAACGCGGCACGGTCATCGGCGTGGTGACGAACATTGAGAAAACCGACGACGAGATTACGGGCGAGTTGCAGTTTGACGAGGCCACCGAGTTGAGCCGCCAGTGCAAACAGCAGTTTGAGTTCGGCTCGCTGCGGATGGTGAGCGTGGGCTTGGACGTGGTGGAGGTGAGCGACGACCCCGACGTGATTCTGCCGGGCCAGGCGTTCTACACCGTCACCAAATCGATTATGTTCGAGGTGTCGCTGGTTGACATCGGCGCCAACCCCGACGCCATCCGTCTGCGCTACAAAGGAAAAATGTTGAACCTGTCGGACGGCGGAGCCAATCCGCTTCCGGCGCTAAAACCAATCAATATGGACAAACCACAAATTGAGGTTGCGAAGTTGGCCGCCGCTCTGGGGCTTGACGAGGACGCAACCTGCGAGCAATGCTTAGAAAAGATTGCCACAATGAAGGCTGACGGCGAGGCTGCCAGTCGGAAGATTGCGGAGCTGACCGCCGAAGTGGGCACAGTGAACGCACAGTTGGAAACCAGCAACGCCAAGATGTTCGAGGCCGCCATTGACAAAGCCATTGGCGAAGGCCGCATTGACGCTGGCCGCAAGGAGCACTTTATGAAGCTGGCCGCCGAGGTTGGCTACGAAATGCTGTGCTCGACGCTTGAATCGTGCCAGCCGCGCGTGACGCTTGCCAGCCAGATGCTGGGCGGCGAGAAAACCGAAGACGCCAAAGCAGAGTACGACCGCCGCGACCGTGACGGCTCGCTTTTGAGCCTGAAACGCGAGAACCCCGCAGAGTTCCAACGGCTGTATGAGGCGAAGTTTGGCAAGAAATGACAACGGACAACAGACAAAAGACCACAGTTATGCCAAACGCAGGTTACATCAACGGACAGGGTGGCTCATACGGATTTGAGGCGCCCCAAGTAGGAACGGACAAAAAGACATCGCAGTTCCCGTTTTTCGAGAAACTGGCAGTGACGCTTTCGAACAACAAGGCCAGTGTGGACGTAGCGCATACAGAGACACTGCTCGACCTTGGCTCGACAGCGTTAGGCGCAAAGGCCGAACTGACACTGAACGTGACAGCACCAGTGGGCGCCAAACTGTATGTGAAATATGTGAATACCACTGCATACGGCGTGGACCTGAAAATCGGGGAAGCGACAGTTGCACTGGGTGGTAGCGCCAACAGCACGCTGTTCTGCACCCTTGTATGGGACGGCACAACGTTCAATCTTGTGTAAAAAACTAATTTCTAATTTCTAATTTCTAAATCCTAACTAAAAATGCCACTTAACAAAGAGATTTGGGAGAGTTCGATTGTCGAGGGTTTGTTCGCCGACAATTCGTTCCTTGGCCGCGCAATCAACCACAGCGCGTTTGCCGACAACAAAACGGTGCACGTTCCGAACGCAGGAAGCGCGCCCGAAGTGACTAAAAACCGCAACAGTTATCCTGCTCAAGCGGGCTCACGTACAGATTACGACCTGTCGTACGATCTGGACGAGTTTACAACCGCACCAATCCACATCAAGAATGCGGAGGAGGTTGAGTTGAGTTATGACAAGCGCAGTTCGATTCTGGGCGCCACACAGGCCGCTCTGAAGGAGGCTGTGGCCGTTGACGTGCTCAAAAAGTGGGTACCATCGGGCTACACCCTGGTGAAAACCACTGGCTCGGCAGTTGCCCACCACCTGGTTTCGCAGACAGGCAACCGCAAGGCTGTGACCTTGGCCGACATTGTGGCCGTGAAGAAAGAGTTCGACAAAGCCAACCTTCCGCAAGAAGGCCGCTGCTTTATGCTCGACTACGAAATGTACGCCGAGCTGTTGAACGCTCTCTCGGCAGCGCAGTCGAACGCCTTCCTGGCATCGGCCGACACCGCACGCGGCATTGTCGGCAAGCTCTACGGCTTCGACTTCTATATGCGTAGCGAGGTTCTGCGCACCGTTGCAGCAGGCACATCGCTGGCAGCAAGCGCAGCCGCTACCGACCAGGCAGCAGGTATCGCGTGGAGCGACAAGGCCGTTTCGGTTGCTCAAGGACAGACCGAGATTTTCGAGGCAGAGAACGACCCGACTTACTACGGCGACATTATGAGCGCACTGGTTCGCGCTGGCGGCTCATATATGCGCTACGACAAGAAGGGCGTGGTAATCCTGGCACAGGACACAGCTGCCTAAATGGTATCGGGTATTGGGTGTTAGGTGTTGGTCTTTCTAACTTTTTCAGCCAACACCCAACCCCCGACACCTAAAACCAACATTCGTAATTCATAATTCTAAATTCGTAATTACTATGGCAACATCAACTGGATATGTAAATGGCTCGGACCTGCTTGTGGCGGTGGCGAGTTCATCGACTGGCACGTTCAAGGCCGTGGGGCACTGCACCAGCCACACCTGCACGTTCAGCAGCGAGACTAAAGAGCGTGCGGTGAAACCCGCCGCATCTGTCGCCACTCTGGGCGCTGGCCTGTGGAAGGACAAGA